TTAATTCTCGTTTTCGATGATGGTATCCAAGACTTTACCCATTCGAGTAATCATTGGCACTACCAGTGCATTTCCCATACAGAAGAAACGCATACGCTGAGGCATACCAGAGTTAGTCCAGTCATCATCAAAACCTTGCAACCTTTCGGCTTCTATTGGTGTTAAAATTCTCAATCTACCCGTTCCGGGGTCCGAAACAATGTGTGTGCTTCTGTTAAGAGTGCCTTCACTTGTCAGCATTGTACGCCCAGGTCTATCCCAGGGATCGGGGAAGGCGATGGGACCTTCGGAAAAAATGTATTCGTGACCGTTTGCGGATTTTCTAGGTATCTTCTTTGCACCCTTCATATATGTCCACTTTGGCATTTTTTCTGTGGTAATATAAAAGCTTTCGTCAACGTTGGATTGTAAAATATCTCCAAGCAACACGGGCTTTTCTTCCACCTCGGTTACAGAAGCGGTATAAATCTTACCGTCTTTCATATATCCGGCATTAGCGAACTCGAACTTAAAGGAGTCCGAAACTTCCACGATATCATTAGGCAAAGTGCAAGTTTTTACAGCCTCTACAGGTAATACAGCAAAGCCTTTAGCAAAGAAGCCATCCGTATTAATGATATCAAGTTCTGCTACCGTATCCATCTTGGAGTAGTAGTTTGTATCATTCTTATAAGCGAAAATGAACGTTCTACGTCTTCTCTGGGAAGCACCATATGTAGCGGCATTGATTACACGCCATTCAACTGCATATCCCAAATCGTTCAAACAAGCCAGGATGATACCGAAATCACGACCTCTTTGGCTTGCCGGAGATTTCAAAAGGCGGTCAACATTTTCAAAAATACAAAACGGAGCTTTTTTAGCAATCAAGGTGTCTCTAATTTGCCACCAAAGAACACCTTTTTTTCCTTCGATTCCTTTTGAGGATGCCAACGTATGAGCAACGCTGTAGTCCTGGCACGGGAATCCGCCAACAAGCAAAGTATGGTCAGGGATGTTTTCTTTTACCATCTCACCAATGTCTTCGCCCGTGTGAAGCTCACCTTTCAAATCGGGAGAATCCCCATAATGCTGGACATAGCAATCGTGCGCCCATTGTGTTTTTGCACCCGGTTCCCATTGGGAAAACCAGGTCGTTTGCCAGCCTGAATTCAGGCGTTCGAGTCCGAGTCTAAATCCTCCGACCCCTGCGAATAACTCGCATACTGTTTTTTTCATAAGTCCTCCTTGGCATAAAATGCCACACACTTGTATTTTGAGCCTGGGATAAACCCTGTTAACACTACCAGACGGCAGTTCGATGGCTCACAAAATATTATATCATATTTTTTACGAATTCTCAATCTTTTTTTCACAATTAAATGATAATTAACTGTGAACGCTATCTGCTTGAGGATAAGTCTGCTCGAATGTTATTTTTTGTCCGTCAAAATGGTAGGTAACCAATTTTATTTCGTTCCATACCGCGGGAGTGGCATTACGATACCCCCTGTTATAATTTCGCATACAATTAAGGCGACAGTACTCAATGAACTCGTCATCAAAGGAATTCGCCACAATCATTGCGCTGACCATCGGGTATCTCCCTGACGCATAATTTTTGGTAATCCAGTCCACATATTTCATAACTTGAACTGCAACCGCTTTAGTGTCTCTTTGTGCTTGGGTCTCCTTCTTCCGATTAGATGCCAAGGATAACTTTCCGCGTTTTATTTCTACCACAAAATATTTATCAATAGCAAACTGTATCGGGATATCAAAACCCGTTAATGAATCGCATTTTTTATAACCGAATACATCTATCCATTCCATATATTCCACAGGCTTAGCCGGGGATGCCGCCACTTGATGGCAAACATAATCCCATCTGTCGAAAAACGTGTCCTTTTTAGTCGACAGCCATTCTACCAGAGCTGCCTCGACCATCTGCTCGCTTGCTATTCCGTCAGCAACCCCAGAAACATATTCACAGGCATCATAGTTTTCCAAAATAGATGCGGCTGTAAAATCATATCCGTCGCTGCCTTCCACCTTTTTCTCAACTTGCTCGTGAATACTGGTCGAAAAAACCACGGGAGTAGGAATATCCGCAGGCTCATCTTCGTATCGATTAGCGTTATTCTTAATAAGTAACGCCGCTAACGCCGCAGTTTCTTCGTCATCCATTTTTATAAAAGAACGACCTTCAATTACTCTTAATGACTTAAACGCTGACGGATATGCCGTAAGAGCTTCATCCATATCGATTGCAATGTCGTAATATTGCGGATATGGTTTAAAAAAACAGACACATCTGTTTTCAGGAGAAATCTCCTCGTACAGGCGCGTTTCAACAATATCCTCAGCATTATACGCAAGAGGTTTATTTGCCCCTAAATAGCCCCAATATTTACAGTCACGACCGACATTAATCAATTCACCTATGCCATATATCTTGCGCTCAAAGAAAAAGAAAATTAAATCTCCCGCCTGCATTCCAAGATAATCAGAAAAGGTAGACTCTTTTGTACGCGCCCAAGTACCCTTTTTGCTATCAGCCTTCATGCTTAACCAAGTGCTATATGTACCGGTAGAACAGCAGTTTTTAAATACATCCTGAACCGGAACAGCAATAGATAAATCCTCGTTTCTCTTATCTCCAAGGGTAATTAAATATCCAGCCATAGTTTATCCTCCTTTTATCTTACGTTCATCGCCCATTCGACTAAAAAAGCTAATTCTTCTTCCAGACCACCGTCTCTACCTACAATAAAATCTGCTGACGGATACGCTTCTTCCAAGTCATCATAACCGTCCATACCTTTATCGCAGTATCTCCATTCTCCGTGGAACCAGTCCGGGAGTATGTCAAAGAATTTTTCGGCATCCCCGCCGACCTGTTCGTTAAGCCTTAAAATCCGGTCGGCATCTATGATTTCAATTTCCCAACTCCCCTTACCACCGTTGGCAGATTCGTTGAGATAAATGATGTAAACTTGATGTTCGCATCCGTGTATTTTCCCGGGCAGAAACACGGCATCCATTCCTTCTACAATCATATCTTTTGCCACATCAATTCGATTTTTTTCCTGTTGACGAGGATGAATTTGATGCTGGGGGTTTTACCGCAGGCATCGGGGGGACCTTGTTCTGGGAAGGCACTTGTGAGCCTCTCTCAAAAGTATTGGGGGCTTTAGGTGTTTTCTTATCTTCTGCCATTTTTCTTCTCCTAAAAATTTGTTTCAAAATATGCATTTTTTGCTTTTTCGGCGTATTCTTTGCACTTTTCTATTTGTGGCAATGTATCGTCCTTAAAAAAGCCATCATCTATGGAATTCCATTTTTGCACATAAGAATAACAGCGTTTGTTGATCTGCTCCTCGTCCATTTCACCATTGCTAACGTAATACCAATCCTTTTCCATATCGTTATACACCGGTGTTAGCGCAGCCTTGATGTCAGAAAGCTCTTTTATCCTCTTCTTATACGGGAGAAATTCATTCACCGCCGTCATTACCTGCGAGGCAACAATAATCAGTCCCCACCAAAAACTCAAGTTTTGCCATGTAGCCCAAGCTGCAATTGCTGCAGATGATGCGACCGCACAGCATATTTTTATTGTCCGGTTAATTTTTACACACCTCGATAAATGTGCATCAAAATAACACAAACTATATTTGAATTGCGTAAGTTTATTCCAATATGTTTTTTGCATACTTCCTCCTCAATCCGAGCAACGCTCATTTCACATAGCGTCGTACAACTCCGCCGTACCGAGTTCTTAAGTCATCCGCAGTTGTGGTAAGCGTTTGAGGTAGTGCCTCCAAAGCCAACGTCCACAGACCGCCCTTCACCATAGGAAACTTGTCCATATACTCAACAAAACTACTTCTCATTACAAGTTCGGTATCAGGTGAAAGGGGCAAGCCAGTATCAATTCCGTACTGTGTACGAGGGGGACGAGCGGTTATAGCATCTATTCCTAAAATAATGGGGCCACTTATGCTGTTGATTTGTTGCGTTAACGGGAAGTAAACAGCAAGGTCAATGATTTCTCCGTTTACTGTTATCCAAGAATGGTCAAACGGTGGTGTTCCCGGAAGTTGGCATTCTCCAACGCACAATTCAGGCGACAAGCCAAGTTCGGACAATGCCACATATAAAGCAGAAGACAGAGCGTGACAACCACCAATGTAGTTTTTTTCAATCATAAAGTCATAAATGCGTATAACGGCATTGGTGCATTCTTGAGACATTTGGTGGCTTTCCAAGATGCGCTGAATGTTACGTTTCATCATATTATTTGAAATCGGCACTTTGTTGTAGTTAGGTATCCTACATTTCATTGTATCACCTCTTAAAATTAAGTCATCCAATCCTCTACGGTGTCGCCGGTGCTGTCATCATCAATAAAAAGTTCGGGTATATTGAAACGAACATCATTTGCTTCCGTTTCAACACCAATATCACCGCAAGTGAAAATTGCGGGTTTGATTTTGATTTCACCGCTCGACTCGTCAATGTATTTTGCACGATGCGAAAGGATGAACTGTGACACTTCGCGAGAAAAACCGCTCTGCTGCAACAGAATCGTTGCGCGGTTCGTCGTACCATATTCGACAAATTCATACCAGTCGTTATCAAAATGCTCGACACCGTGTACACGCTTGTATTCCATAGAGAATTTACGGAAATAGTTGGCTAAGCTGAAAAGGATGACATTTTCAATGACGTCCAAGGTTTCAGCCATAACATAGTTGCGATGGGTCATATTCGTGTAATCATAATAAGAACACAGTTGATGTTTTCCGTTCCAGATGCCTTTATAGGGATTTTGCCGTTTGTGCCTTAAAGCAGAACTTATAATAACGCTCAATCCGTTACCACGAACCCATTGCATCAATACGGTAGCATACCATTCGAGAACTCCACGGGGACTGCCACTACTGTCGAGCCTTCCGAGGGTATTCTTTTCATATACGTCCCATTTGAATATGGTTCTCAAACGAGCAAGAAACCGTACAAGAGAACTAAAATCAACTATATCGTTTACGCCCAAAGCGGGATATGCGAGATTGCCCTTTTCAATAGCATCCGTAAGGTTTTCCCACTGGTCGTATGACAAAGTAATATCATCACTTGTGCGTTCATTCCCGAAGTGACCAATAATGGCATCGGTAGCCTCAGCAGTTAACAAAGGAGCAAACGTCTCCGTTACCGTTGAAGAATTCCCTTTGACAATGTCTCGCATAAGAATCAGGGCAATTTTTCTCATCAAGGCATAGTCTTCTTCTTTCTCGCCTTCCAGACAAGTTTGCATTGCCACATCACCCTGCGACAAGGCAACAACTATGGCTCTGCGTTGCCTTTCACTTAATTTTCCAGTTACGGATAACTGTTGCGCCGGAATATCGTTATTCAGCAAGGACTCGTATTTTTTGCTGACATCGGTTCTCGAATCCGCATACGCAAGCAAAAAAACATTACCGTAAAGGTTATATTTGATTCGCCCAACACGACCGATAAGGTTTCGGAATTCGACCTCATTCATACCGATATTGCCATTCTTATAGCTCGTTACAAAAAGGTTGTCTGCGGGTAAATTTACGCCTTCGACCAAGGTGCTGGTGCAGAAAATGGTACGAATCAACCCCTCTTCAAAGCATCGTTCAATACGCAGGCGTATACTCGCGGGGAGATAACCAACATGATACGCGATACCTTTACGAATCAGCCCCGACAAAAAGCAATCTGTATGAACTTCATTCTGGATATCTTTTGCCAACGCATCAAGTTTCGGGTCATGGCGTTCCTGCGTTATCGTTTTAGCATACGCGGTTGCATAATCAACCACCTTGGTACGGGCGTTGCAGTAAACGATGTTTTGCTTATCTCGCCCAACGACCGAAATAATATCGCAAAGCTCCATTTCCTCTTTCATTTGATGTACCGGCTCAAGTTTATGAGAGTGGTCATTATGTGAGAAAATCCGTCCACCCACCATATCAACAAGATATTTGAACTGGCACACCGGAGCAAACTTGGAAGCCATCCTTCGGACATCCATCTGTCTAATACCGGGTATAAGATCGAGATATATTTCGGGGTTCGGTATATTCGGCGATGCAAAAACAACAGTAGGACGGTTTTCACGCTTCATTACCAAGTTGATAACTTTATAGTAAAAAGCACTTCGTCCACCCCTGGAAGAGATTTTATGAGCCTCGTCAACAAAAAGGAACTCCAAAGCCAATGTCGGCATCGTGTTTAGAAGATGTAACAGGCGTTCCGGGGTCATTACGAATATGAAATTGTGGTTTTGCTGCAAAACAATATCGCCTGCCGAAACTACAACACGATAGTTATGCTCCGTCATACCCTTTTGAATATCGTTAAGAATGGAGCTACGAACCTCATTGATAAGAGCTTTCGTGGGTACGAGGATAGCAAAGTTCTGCTTCACCCCCGCTTCAATTTGTTGTTTGATGTAAGTCTGAACAACAAACGACTTCCCCATCGACGTCGGTCCTGAATAGCTGAAGCAAAACTTTCCCAAGCCATCAAACACTTGTTTTTGCGCCGGGAAGAAATACTTGTTATTATCACCGGGGATGCACAAACGCCCCTTATCAAAAGCATAGTAAAGCTGATCCATTACGTCCGTGCTGACATACGACTTTACCGTTGTTTGCAATCCACGGTAATTTCCAACTGCTGAAAGAACCGAGCCGAGGAACTGTGAAACACGGGCATCCCCGGGGTACAGTATGTTCAGCAAAATGATAATTTCTTGCGCCCATATCTTATGCGCGTCAGCGTTCTCTGTGTATGCCGACTTGGAGAGTATATCCGCAAACCGCAGAGCCGAAGGGATATCGATTTCTCTTTCATCCAACGCCAAAGAAAACAAGCGCAACGAATAGTTATACAGCAAATCCGCGTACAACTGATTCAAATAGTCGTTCTTTTCGATATCACGGTATATGGTTTCCGCAAGAGTTGCGTTACGAGGTATTCCCATTACAGACCACCCCCCGTATAGACTTCTTCCATTATTTGTGTTTTTTCGTTTGGTGCATCATTGAACGGCAATACATAGAAGAAGAATGAATATCCCTCAAGACCCAAGTCTTGAATTTTCCGAACTATGTACGGCTTGATTTCTTCTATATCAGCCTTCATCTTTTCACGGACAGCCTCGCGGTACTGTTGGTTAGTCATACCGTCGTGAGACAGCTTGATGGTATAACCAAGAAAAGCTCCAAACGCCATATCCGGTTTGTCCGTTCCGGGAGCTTTTGGAAAAATCAACGATTCCATGTACTTGGTAGTTTCGGCATCGTAAATATTATCGTAAATCGTGTTTTCAACCATCTGAAGTTCGTTTTCAGAGTTGTTTTTGATATGCACAACCCTATCAAATGCACGGTCAATAGCTTCTGTCAAATCGCCGTCAATGCTTGATGCTCCAAAGACAAGTTGATGACACGGGAAAGCTCCGTCTACAGTTGAAAGCAGGTGTACTCCGTCGCACTTACTGATAGTCTTACGGGGCAAATTGACAATCTCAATTTTGCTCATTATTTTGGGAGCCCCCAATTCCTGCTCAAGGAAAAAGTACAACAACATCTCTCCCAGGGTGCTACCGGAAGAGGTAATGCCTTCTCTATTCGCATTTATCAATTGCATAAAGCCCACAAAAGTTGCTGTATCACCGTGTCCCGATTCTTCCAACGAAGCAATCTTTGCGCGAGACAACACATATTTTCCAAGATTATCAGACAGATACTTTTTAAGGTCACGGAACTTAAATTCAAAGTTATTCACGTTAACCGAATAAAAGTGTGCGTGAGACGGGTTGGATAGTCCCACTACAACACCTTCGGTTATTTTTTCAAAGGTGCGCGAAAAATCTGCACTCTTGATTGTCTTTTTTAACGGTATCAGTTTTTGAGTTTGCACCGTCTCAAAATAGACCTCTTCCGTACTGCTGTCAAAAGAAGCAAGGAAATCAGAGCCCACCTCTTTCATTGCACCTGCGCATTCTTTATTCGATACGCATACGATTGCATAATACAGAATTTGAGCAATCAGTTCGTTAAAAGTAAAAGTCGAGAGAGAAATAATATTTTTCTTCTCGTAACCGGGAGTAATGCCGACAACGGTATCGTCTCCAATAGTCGTATCCTCTCGCAGAATCGCTTTAATTGCCCTTACAATCGACTTGTGCTTTTCTTGCTTAATAAGAGGAAATAGACCCGTAGTAATTTTATCGGCAGCTTCGTCAATTGACATCACTTTCGCATTATCGATTAACCCCGCCGGAACATTATCGTGTCCATTTTTTAGATGCGATACGGTGGAAACATCGTATGAATTCAAATCTGTGTTGAACGCAGAAAACATAGCCCCGCAGATTTGATACTGCTTGGCTTGTGAAGTTTTAGCTTGATACAGCAAATTCAAAATTGTTCCAAAGCACAGACATTTCATACGGATAATCACCACCTTCTTTTAAATAATTTCTACGATATCCCCGATATCACATTTCAAGACCTGGCAAATGCGAATAAGAACTTCCATACTCACGGGCTCGTTCTTCCCCATCTTTGCCATTGTAGACGGAGAAATTTTTGCCTCCGCCATCAAATCTTTTTTCATCATACTTTTATCAATCAACAATTTCCACAGTTTGTTATAACTTATCGGCATATAACCGCCTCCCATAAAAATGAAATTGTGTATGTGTATATTATATCACAGAAAAATGAATAACACAAGGTGTAATTATCATTTTTCAAAATAAATTTACACGATTAGAGATGTAAGCTACGACTTGTCGAAGTTCGAGCGACATCTCTTTTTTTGTTTTGAAACTCCCACAAGCCTCCCACAAAACTCCCACAAGCCGTCCATATCTTTCTGCGTTGCATTCGTGTACAATATAATCAGCAAGGTGGACAACCCCTTGCAAATATAATCCAGTCTCGAGTGCGCACAAAGGACGGATGGGTTTCAAAGAGATAGGTTTTGTATCAATAAAAGGTACAAGCCCTCGAAGTACTCACCCGTATTTTGTCACGCACATTTTGGGTCGGTGTACTTCGGTGCATCGGCTTTTTTGTTTCCCTACCGTCCTACGAGCGGAACAGGAGACAATCTATGACAATCATTTACACTTTTGCAGACGGCACCACATCCGTCGTTGAGGTTTCGGAAGAAATCGGCAACGTCATCATTGACTTTGATAGAAAAGAAGACAGCGCCGACCGCAGACAGCGCAGACACAACTGCTCTCTTGAAGCCTACAACGTTGGAGACGACCTGGTGGCTTCCGATGAGGACATCGCTGCCGACTTCATTGAAAAGCAAAATCGGGAGCAACTTTATGAAGCCATCCGCTCCCTTCTCCCGGAACAGCAAGACCTCATTGTGCGCGTGTTCTTTAATAAGGAAAAAATGTGTGACATCGCCAAGGAATGCGGTGTAAGCAAGGTGGCAATCACACAGCGAATTGACCGCGCATTGGCACAACTCAAAAAAATTCTGAAAAATTTTTCGTAAAGGGGGTTAACTTTTGCCTTCTAACTGACCTACCAGTGAAGGGACAAAACGATACTCACCCTTCGGAAAGGTTGTGACCAAATGAAGCACAGTCTCAAAATCCGTGTTTCAAAAGACCTCCAGGATAACGGAGTGGTCGCTTGCAGAAGCATCACCCTCCGAGAAAAAATCCTCACAAAACTTCTGGGGGCGAAGAACAAGGTTCTGGTTTTGGTGCCTGGCGATTCCGTCGAGTCCATTGCCATTACCGAAATCGAGGAAGGAGGTATGACCGATGGGAAAGATGTCGGAGCTTGCCCTTCTGCTTGATGAATTCCGCGAAGCCAACCGTCGTGCAAACGAACTGGCAGAGGAAATCAGCGCAATGCTGTCCGGTGATGAACCGCCCGCCCATTCCAAGGCTGAAGAGGTAAAGCCTCTCACCCTCGAAGAGGTACGAGCTGTTCTGGCTGACAAGTCGCGTAACGGATACACCGAGGAAATCCGTGCGCTTCTTAAAAAGTACGGCGCAGATCGACTCTCTGCTATCGACCCGGCGAACTACCAGGCTCTGCTTGGGGATGTGGAGGAACTGAACGATGCCACCTAAAGGACACGCTCTGCTTTCCGCATCCAGTTCCCACCGATGGTTGAACTGCCCGCCTTCCGCACGGCTCTGCGAAAATTACGACGATAAAGGGAGTGATTTCGCAGCGGAAGGGACCGATGCCCACGCTCTTTGTGAGTTCCGCTTGCAAGAAGCCCTCGGCATCGAAGCCGTAAATCCTATCGAGAACCTCACCTGGTATAACGAGGATATGGAAAACTGCGCTACATCCTATGCTTCTTTCGTGATAGAGATTGTAGAGCGGTTGAAGGCATCCAACGCTGACCCGGTGGTGCTTATCGAACAGCATCTCGATTATAGCAAGTTCGTCAGAGAGGGCTTCGGCACGGGCGACTGCATCATAATCGCAGACGGTGAACTTCACATCATCGACTACAAGCACGGACGCGGTGTGCTTGTTGAAGCTGAAAACAACCCGCAAATGAAGCTCTATGCGCTCGGTGCATTGGAGATCTTCGACGGCATCTACGATATTGATACTGTCTGTATGACCATCTTCCAACCTCGCCGCGAAAACGTCAGCACCTCCACCCTCTCGAAGGATGAGCTGTACGCCTGGGCAGACGAAATCCTCAAGCCTATCGCTGAACTTGCCTTCAAAGGAGAGGGACAGTTCAACTGTGGCGAGTGGTGTCAGTTCTGCAAGGCAAAGACCGATTGCAGAAAACGTGCCGAAGTCAATATGTCCCTCGCAAAATACGACTTTATTGACCCTCCCCTTCTCACCGATGAGGAGATTGAGGACATTCTCTCTAAAGTCGACAACCTCGTATCCTGGGCAAACGATGTGAAGGAGTTTGCTTTCCAAGCCGCAATGAGCGGTAAGGTGTGGAAGGGTTGGAAGCTCGTCGAAGGACGCTCGGTTCGCAAATACGTGAACGACGAAGCAGTCGCAGCAACTGTCTCGGAGGCAGGATTTGACCCCTATGAGAAAAAGCTGCTCGGCTTAACCGAGATGCAGAAACGCCTCGGAAAAGCCAAGTTTGAGGAACTCCTCGGAAGCCTCATTCACCGCCCACAAGGCAAACCTACGCTCGTGCCGGAGAGCGACAAACGCCCGGCAATCACTACTGCAAAAGCAGATTTCTATGAAGATTAAGGAGAAAAAATTATGGCAAACAACGTAAATCCCTGTAAGGTTATCACCGGTAAGAACACCCGCTGGTCTTACGCAAATGTGTGGGAGCCCAAGGCTATCAACGGCGGCACTCCCAAGTATTCCGTTTCCCTCATCATCCCCAAGGATGACACCGTAACGGTGGCAAAGATTAAGGCAGCAATCGAGGCTGCTTATAAGGAAGGCGAAGCCAAGCTCAAGGGCAACGGCAGAAGCGTTCCTCCGCTCACCGCAATCAAGAACCCTCTCCGTGACGGAGATACCGAAAGACCCGACGACCCCGCATATGCAAACGCATACTTCGTCAACGCCAACTCCGCTACCGCTCCCGGTATCGTGGATGCTGACCGCAACGAAATCATCACTCGCTCCGAAGTATACAGCGGTGTATACGGCAGAGCCTCCATCAACTTCTACGCCTTCAACAGCAACGGCAATCGTGGCATCGCTTGCGGTCTGAACAACCTCCAGAAGTTCCGCGATGGTGAGCCTCTCGGTGGCAAGGCAAGTGCCTCCTCCGACTTCGACACCGAAGACGATGACGATTTCCTCGCCTAATGAAAGGAGCGTAACACTATGGTTTCTACTGTATTCGCTTGCATCCTTATGTTCCTCTTCTCCGTTCTCTGCGCAACCTTCATCGTCAATATGATTCTTACAATCATTGAAGAACTCAAGCAGGCAAAGCGCAATGAGGCACGTGAGCTTCGTGACATCGAGTATCACGAAAAGCGCATGAAGGACTATAAGTAATTCCAACAACGGAGGGGTGGTAATCCGTTATCACCTCTCCCCTTCAAGAAAGGTATCGAAAATGAAAAACATCAGTATCGACATTGAGACCTATAGCAGCATCGACCTCACCAAAAGTGGGGTCTATCGCTATGTGGAAGCACCGGATTTTCAGGTGATGCTTTTTGGATACTCCGTTGACGGCGGTCCCGTCTCTGTGGTTGACCTCGCAATGGGCGAAACGATACCGCTTGAGATTCTGTCGGCACTTGAGGATGAAAATGTCCTCAAATACGCTTTTAACGCAAACTTTGAACGCATCTGCCTTTCCCGTATGCTCGGCTACGAAACCGGGATTTACCTCGACCCTTCTTCTTGGCGATGCACGATGATATGGTCTGCATATATGGGTCTCCCACTATCCCTCCAAGGCTGCGGAACTGTCCTTAAGCTCGACAAGCAAAAGCTCACCGAGGGTAAAGACCTTATTAAGTATTTCTGTGTTCCGTGCCAACCTACCAAGAGCAACGGCGGACGAACTCGCAACCTTCCGACCGATGCCCCCGACAAATGGGAACGCTTCAAAGCGTACAACGCACGTGACGTCGAAACCGAAATGGAAATACAGAAAAGCCTCATTCACTTCCCAGTACCGGATTCCGTATGGGAGGAATACCACATCGACCAACGCATCAACGACACCGGGGTTGCTCTTGATATGACCCTTGTAAGGCAAGCTATCGCAATGGATGGTGTGTCTGGAAACGAACTGTCTGCAGCTATAAGGAGTCTTACTGCACTTGAAAATCCCAACTCTGTCTCGCAGATGAAGGATTGGCTTTCAGATCAAGGCTTACAGACGGACACACTTGGGAAGAAAGCGGTAACGGAACTTTTGAAAACAGCCCCAGAAAACTTGCGTGAGGTTCTTGCCCTTCGGCAGCAACTCGCAAAGTCATCCGTCAAGAAGTACCAGGCTATGCAAAATGCCGTATGTTCCGACGGACGTGCAAGGGGTATGTTCCAATTCTATGGTGCAAACCGCACCGGTCGATGGGCGGGACGGCTGATTCAAATGCAGAACCTCCCCCAGAACCATCTTCCAGACCTTGAACAAGCACGTGAGCTTGTAAAAGTTGGCGATTACGAAGCCGTTAAAATGCTCTACGAGGATGTACCGGATACGCTCTCGCAGCTCATCCGCACAGCCTTTGTTGCAAGACCGGGCGCAAAGTTTATTGTTGCCGACTTCTCCGCTATTGAGGCAAGAGTCATCGCTTGGCTTGCAGGCGAAGAGTGGAGACAGGAGGTGTTCGCAGAAGGAAAAGACATATATTGCGCTTCCGCATCTCAAATGTTCGGTGTACCGGTCGAAAAGCACGGAATAAATGGACACCTCCGTCAAAAAGGAAAAATCGCAGAACTTGCTCTCGGTTACGGCGGATCAGTCGGTGCGCTCAAAGCTATGGGTGCTATCGAGATGGGGCTTTCCGAAGACGAGCTTCAACCCCTGGTGCAAGCCTGGCGTGATGCCAACCCCAACATCGTGCGTTTTTGGTGGGCGGTCGATTCCGCAGCAATGAACGCCGTCGCAAACAAAACCTCGGACAGCACCTACGGCATTGACTTCACCTACAAAAGCGGAATGCTCTTTATTACCCTTCCGTCTGGAAGAAAGCTCACCTACGTCAAACCCAAAATCGGTGAAAACAAGTTCGGCTCTCCCTGTGTCACCTATGAAGGTGTAGGAGGCACGAAGAAATGGGAGCGTCTCGAATCCTACGGTCCCAAGTTTGTCGAGAACATCGTACAAGCCACCGCCCGAGACATCCTTTGCTACTCTATGAAAACTCTACGCAACACCTCCATGGTAATGCACATACACGATGAAATCGTAATCGAGGCTGACAGACGAATGTCTCTCGATGCCGTTTGCGAACAGATGGGAAGAACTCCTCCCTGGGCGCAAGGCTTACTTCTCCGTGCAGACGGATATGAAACAGATTTTTACAGAAAGGACTGATAGCTACTTGAGAATCAAAGTCAGCAAATACAACTCAGAGGGCTATTACAGCCCTACCGAATATGAGGGGATGATGAACATCCTCCGCGAAGAGTATGAAAAAGAACAGGAACGCAAGCGCAAAAAGGTGTTTATGCCCAAGGTCTTTATTTGCTCTCCCTTCCGAGGCGAAGTCTATAAAAACATCTTAAATGCAAAGAAATATTGTCGTTTTGCGGTCGATTCCGGCTACATCCCATTTGCGCCTCATCTCTTCTTCCCCCGCTTCCTCTCCGATGAAAACGAATACGAACGCAACCTCGGCATCAAGATGGGTAAGGTTTTCCTCGATGATTGCCGTGAGCTTTGGTGGTTCGGTGACACCATAACGGAAGGAATGCAAATCGAAATCGACCGCGCAAAGCACCGCAAACTTACAATCCGACATTTCACCGTAAATCTTGAGGAGGTCAAAGAATAATGTTCACGCTTTATAGCTCTTCTTATACGGGCAATCCCGGCAACTGCTCGTACCCCAACAAACATATCATCACGGATCTGGAAACGCTGAAGGCAGCCGTTTGCCACGATTATGTGTGCGCCGAGTATAAGAACAACTACCGCAACGGCGAGAACTTCCTCGGTACGGATTGTCTTCCCGTTGATTGCGACAACGACCATTCGGAGAATCCCAATGATTGGGTGATGCCCGCTGATGTCTTTGAAGCATTCCCCGGTGTTACTTTTGCGGTTCATTACAGCCGTTCTCATATGCGTGAGAAAAACGGCAAAGCAGCACGTCCCAAGTTCCACGTTCTCTTTCCAATTACCCGGATGACCGATGCTGTCGCATACAGCAATATGAAGAAACTCGTCAACACGATTTTCCCCTACTTTGACTCCAACGCTCTCGATGCAGCGAGGTTCTTCTTCGGAACGACCAATACGGAGGTTGAGCTTTACGAAGGCAACATCAACCTTACGGAGTTCCTTGATGATGACTTCGATGCGGATATGCCCGGTCACGGCATCCCCTCCGTCATTCCCGAAGGTAGCCGAAATGCAACGATGTCTCGCTTTGCGGGTCGTGTCATCAAAAAATATGGTGATACGGAAGAAGCCTACAACGCTTTCCTTGAACAAGCCTCCAAGTGTGAGCCTCCGCTCGACGATAAAGAACTCGCCACCATATGGCACTCGGCACAGAAGTTCTTTGCCAGGGTCAGCCAACAGGACGGATATGTTCCCCCGGAAACCTACAACACCGATGTATCTTATAAACCCGATGACTACTCCGACGTCGGTCAAGCCGAGGTTCTGGCAAAGCACTTCTCCGGCGAACTCCGCTATTCCCCCGCTACCCACTTCATCCGTTACAACGAACACTACTGGCAAGAAACCGAACCAGGCGCACAGGCTGTAGCTCACGAGCTTACAAGACGTCAGCTTGCAGAGGCAACCGCAAGCCTTATGGGTTCGATGCAGAAGCTCCAAGGCAACGGCGGTCAGGAGGTTTTGAAAAACACCACCAAGGCAAAAGCCGAAGCTATTATGAACCAAGCACAGATGGAAGCCTACCACGAATACCTTGAAGCGCAAGCGTATCACCGGTTCGTTCTCAACCGCCGCGACTCCAAGAATATCACCTCAACCCTCAAAGAGTCCCGCCCGATGCTTGAGATTTCTCCTCGTGACCTGGACAACAACCCCTTCCTCCTCTGCACCCCGGCAGCGACCTACGACCTCCGCAAGGGGCTCGACGGCGCACAGGAACATAACCCCGAAGACTTCATTACGAAGATTACTACTGTCTCCCCCGGTACAAAGGGCGCAAAGATATGGGAGGACTGCTTGAACCTCATCTTCTGCAATGACCAGGAGCTTATCGACTATGTACAGCAGATCTGCGGACTTGCTGCCGTAGGTCAAGTTTTCCTTGAAGCCCTCATCATTGCATACGGAAGTGGTCGTAACGGCAAGTCAACCTTCTGGAACTCTATCGCCCGTGTGCTTGGACTTTACAGCGGAAACATCTCTGCGGACACGTTAACTGTAGGGTGCCGTCGTAACGTTAAGCCGGAAATGGCTGAAACCAAAGGTAAACGTCTCCTCATCGCAGCCGAGATGCAAGAAGGCGCAAGACTCAACGACTCCACCGTAAAGCAACTCTGCTCGACCGATGATATCTTCGCTGAGAAGAAATACAAGGACCCCTTCAGCTTTACCCCCTGTCATACCCTCGTCCTCTATACCAACCACCTCCCCCGTGTATCCGCTTCCGATGACGGAATCTGGCGCAGACTCATTGTTATTCCCTTCAATGCAAAAATCGAAGGCAGAAGCGACATTAAGAACTTCGGCGATTACCTTTATAACAACGCAGGCGAAAGTATCCTCGCTTGGATTATCGAGGGCGCAAAAAAAGTCATCGATGCGAACTACAAGGTGAAACTCCCCAAGTGCGTGGAAACGGCAATTGCGGAATATCGCAATCAGAACGACTGGTTTACCCACTTCCTCGAAGACAAGTGCGAAGTCGACCCTACCTATCGTGAAGGCTCGAACAACCTCTATCAGGCATACCGCAACTACTGCCAGGATACCAACGAGTATGTTCGCTCTACCACAGACTTCTATTTTGCTCTTGAGAAGGCAGGTTTTACAAGAGTAAACGTTGGAGGTCGCAAGTCCATAAAGGGTCTTAGGCTCAAGTTGGATGACGGCGATTTTGAGGACTTCTTGCAATGATTTTTACCCAAAAGTGGCGGTCGACGATAGTCAATTACAGAACTTTTCTATAGAGCAAAAAAATTTGATATAAGAAAAGTTTAGTAAACGACTATCAACGACCGCAACTTGACAACCAAAAAGCCTTATGGAGCAAGGAAAAAATGAGAGAAAAGACCATAGAACAAAAACTTAAAACTGATGCAAAGAAACGTGGCGGTTTGGCTCTTAAGTTTGTAAGTCCCAACTTTGACGGGATGCCAGACCGAATCGTACTTTTGCCGGATGGGCATATCGGCTTTGTCGAGGTCAAAGCACCGGGCAAGGAACCTCGCCCCAAACAACGTGCAAGGCATTCTTTACTAATGCGCCTTGGCTTCAAAGTCTATGTCCTTGATGATATTTCGCAGATCGGAGGAATTCTTGATGAAATACAAACCTCATAACTACCAAACCTACGCTACCAACTTCATTCTGGAACACCCCGAAGCTGCGGTGTTCTTGGATATGGGTCTTGGAAAAAGCGTTATAACTCTGACCGCCATCCGTGAGCTTTGCCTTAACCGCTTTGAGGTGGGAAAGGTACTCGTTATTGCTCCGCTCCGAGTTGCCCGGGACACATGGTCGACAGAGATACACAAGTGGGACCATCTCAAGGGGCTTACTTACTCTATCGTCATCGGTACTGTTGACGAACGCAAATCCGCGCTGAAGAAAAAGGCGCATATTTATCTTATTAACCGGGAGAACGTTTCCTGGCTTATCGAAGAGAGCGGTTTTTCCTTCGACTTCGATATGGTGGTCATTGATGAGCTTTCTTCCTTTAAGTCTTACCAGGCAAAGAGGTTCAGAAGCCTTCTCAAAGTCCGCCCCAAGGTAAAACGCATCGTAGGGCTGACGGGAACTCCCTCCTCCAACGGACTTATGGATTTATGGGCAGAATTCCGTGTCCTCGACCTTGGAAAACGCCTCGGTCGCTTTATAACCCACTACCGCAACACCTACTTTCAACCCGACAAGCGCAACGGAATGGTCATCTATTCCTATAAGCCGCTCCCCGGCGCAGAGGATTCCATATATGAGCAGATTTCCGATATGACAATTTCAATGAAAGCGGTTGACCACCTCAATATGCCGGAATGCGTTTTTAACGAGGTGTCCGTTTCCCTCTCAAAGGAGGAAAGGTCGAAATATGACACCCTCCGTGATGACCTTATCCTCTCTATCGGCGAAAGCGAAATCGATGCCGCCAACGCAGCATCCCTTTCAAACAAGCTATCGCAGATGGCGAACGGAGCTGTTTACGGATCTGATCAGAGCGTAATAAAAATACACGACCACAAGCTCGATGCGCTTGAAGACCTCATCGAATCGGCAAACGGCAAACCGGTTCTGGTGGCATATTGGTTCAAACACGACCTTGAGCGCATAAAGGCAAGGTTCAAAGTGCGAGAAATCAAGACCTCAAAGGACATCACCGATTGGAATGACGGAAAAATCCCCGTTGCCGTTATCCATCCCGCCTCTGCCGGACACGGACTCAATCTCCAAGCGGGTGGTTCGACCCTTATATGGTTTGGGCTTACCTGGAGCTTGGAATTATACCAACAAACCAACGCACGTCTTTGGAGACAAGGGCAAAAATCGGCTACTGTGGTTATCCACCACATTGTAACCGAGGATACCATTGACGAGCTTATTTTGAAAGCCCTTCATAAAAAAGAAAAATCGCAAAACGCCCTTATTGATGCAGTAAGGGTTACGCTGAAAGGAGCATAATTTGAAGCATTTTGACCCTTATGAAAATCTCGCAAACGCCATTATAATTCAAGCTTGTAAAGACTTCAGACGAGCCTATAAACGCTATCTTCGCCGCTATCGTAGTAGCGATAAACCCGATACCGAGCTTCTGGAACTTGAAAGTTTCTTCCGCTCCGATTGGTACAAAACCCTTACATCTGTTGACGGCGAATATTTGATGGACAGAATCAAAAAGGAGGTTTCCGCATGACAGCAAAAGAATATCTCGGTCAAGCATACAGACTCGACCAAAGAATCAACGCCGATCTTGAGGAGGTTGCAAGACTCCGTGAAATGGCAAACAGTATCTCTTCCCCTTCTTGGGAAGAAAAGCCTGGTGGCACACGCCCCACAGAACCGCATTGGGTAAGGTGCATTTATAAAATCATCGATTTGGAACGCCATATTGACGAGGAAGTTGACAAGCTCGTGGAGCTTAAGAAGCAAATCCGTGGGGTCATTGATGCAGTCCCCGACAAGGATGAACAGACAGTTCTCCGCTATCGTTGCCTCCTCAATTACACCTTCGAGAAAATCGGTGACCTTATGTGCGCCGACAAAACAACCGCAATCCGGTGGTATCACAAAGCCCTCAACCACGTGGTAGTTCCCGAAGATGCTATTACCATTTGAAAGTTGCACCAAATACCACCAAATGCACCAAGCAATATATGTTATACTTATAATGCGAAAGAATAAAACGAAAGCCTGTGTGGTAGCCAACCCATACGGGCTTTTGTTATTGCACGGAAAGGAGGCAAGCCCTTATGCCTACAAAGCCCAAGAAGCCGTGCGGTTTTCCCGGTTGCCCCCAACTCACCCACGACCGGTACTGCGAGGAACACACCAAGGTGATGAACGCCCGGTACAACAAGTACGAGCGCACCTATGATACCTCGGAAAGGTATGGTGCGGAGTGGCGGCGCATTCGTAACAGATACATCCAAGCCCACCCCCTCTGCGAGGAATGCTTGAAGCAAGAGCGTTTGACCCCCTCAAAAGAAGTTCATCATATCCTTCCCCTTGAAAAAGGTGGCACTCACGATGAACATAATTTGATGGCTCTTTGCAAGCCGTGTCACTCACGAATAACCGCTGAATCAGGAGACCGTTGGCACGACCGCTGAAAGACCCCCGGGGGCGGTCAAAATCTCTACAGCTTTTATTTTTGACAGCGGGCTGGGGCTCCCGTGTGCAAAAATCCGAAAACAAACGGGGTATTAACCCCAGGAGGTGAAATCGTGGCAAAAGACGGCACGATGCGAGGCGGTCCCCGCCCCGGTCAAGGCAGACCGAGGAAGGCTCTCGCAGACAAAATCAATGACGGAACTGCGGACGGCGCACTTGTGTTGCCTGCCCCCGCGGAATTTACGGGTGAAGATGTACCGCCCGTTAAAGAATACCTCAAGGCGCAGCAGAAAAACGGAAAAGGCTTTTGCGCCGAAGACGTCTATAAAGAGGTTTACCTTTGGCTCAAGGCTCGAAGCTGCGAGAAGTTGGTGAGCGGACAGCTCATTGAACAGTACGCAATGACGGTTTCACGTTGGGTTCAATGCGAGGAAGCAATCTCCGAGTTTGGCTTCCTTGCCAAGCACCCCACTACCGGAAACGCTATCGCTTCTCCTTATGTTTCTATGAGCCAACAGTACATGAAACAATCCAATCAAATCTGGTATCAAATCTACCAGGTCGTAAAGGAAAACTGCTCGGTCGATTTCGGCGGTACAAGCCCCCACGACGATATGATGGAAAAACTACTCGCCTCAAGGCGTAAATAAGGAGTAAAGAATGAGACTTTTTTCTACAGAACAAATCAGTAAATATCACCCCGACAAGTATGCCGACCAAATCTCGGATGCGATTCTTACCGAATGCCTCTCCCAAGACAAGAACAGCCATTGCGGCATTGAAACAATGGTAAAGGATAATGTAGTAATCCTCGGCGGTGAAATCACCACCAACGCCAAAGTTGACTACATCGATATCGTTCGGAGGGTCGCAAACAAGCTCGGATATACTGTTGATTCGGTTATCAACCTTATTGGAAAGCAGTCCCACGAAATCAACGAGGCTGTAACTTCCGATACAAAGATTGGCGCAGGCGACCAGGGCATTATGTTCGGCTACGCCACAGCGGAAACCGAGAGTAAGCTCCCCTTCGGCTTTGACCTTGCTAATCGAATCATCAAAGCTATCGAAAAGGACATCGAGACCAATCCCAACTGTCTCTTTAAGGGCGATGCCAAAACCCAAGTGACAGTTGACCTTGATGCGGAGCCCTCTTTCGCTTCGGTAAAAACGATTGTCGTTTCCGTTTGCCACAAAGATATGGCGAACCTTGACGATGTGAAGGCTTCCGTTACAAAACTTATCCAGGGCATCTTCGGTGAAAACGAACTGCCGGAACTTATCATCAATCCGTCCGGCTCTTGGACTCTCGGCGGCCCCACCGCAGATTGCGGACTCACCGGTCGCAAAATCGTATGCGATCAGTACGGCGGTTACTGTGCTGTAGGTGGCGGTGCCTTCTCTGGTAAAGACCCCACCAAGGTTGACCGCTCTGCTTCGTATATGGCAAGATACCTCGCTTGCAAACTTCTCGATCTCTACGAACTCAAGTGGTGTGAGGTTCAGCTTGGCTATGCCATTGGTATTGCAGAACCCGTATCCATTGTCGTTAAAAACGATAAAAACATCCCTCTGGAAGATTACGTTCGTGAGAACTACGACCTTACTCCTCTTGGCATCATAGAAAAGCTCGCTTTGATTGACCGCGACTATGAGGTTCTCGCAGAAGGATGCCATTATAGGGAGGCAATCATATGAGCAAAAGAACTACAACGGAGATGCAGCTTGTCAGCATTGACAGGCTCGTCCCCTACGCAAATAACGCACGAACCCACTCCAAAGAGCAAATCAACAAGCTCCGTTCAAGCCTTCGTGAGTTCGGCTTCATAAATCCTGTAATCATCGACCGTGACTTTGGCATTATCGCCGGTCACGGTCGTGTACTTGCTGCCCGAGAGGAAGGCATCAATGAAGTGCCTTGCGTTTTCGTTGACTACCTTTCGGAAGCACAGAAGAAAGCATACATCCTTGCAGACAACAGAATGGCTCTTGATGCCGGGTGGGATGAAGAACTCCTCCGTGTCGAAATCGAGTCTTTGCAGGGTATGGCTTTTGACGTCTCTCTTACGGGCTTCGGCGATGATGAAATCGCTGACCTCTTCGGCAAGGAAAAGGATGCCGTCGAGGATGATGACTACGACCTCTCTGCTGCGCTTGAGAAAGCCGCCTTTGTGAAGAAAGGTGATGTGTGGGTTGTTGGCAAACACCGCCTTTACTGTGGCGATGCCACGAACCCCGAGGATGTATCCGCTCTTATGGACGGACACCGCGCAAACCTTATTGTAACGGACCCGCCCTATGGCGTTTCCTTCAAAAGCGCAAGCGGTCTCACTATTCAGAACGACAGCATCAAGGACGAGGAATTCTATCAGTTCCTTTATAAAGCATTCGCAAATATGGTGGCACACATGGAGAACGGCGGTTCGGCTTATGTGTTCCACGCAGACACCGAAGGGTTGAACTTCCGCAAGGCATTTATTGATGCCGGATTTCACCTTGCGGGTGTATGCATTTGGGCAAAGAACAGCCTGGTGCTTGGAAGGTCTGACTATCAATGGCAGCACGAACCCGTGCTTTACGGCTTCTTGCAGAACGGCAAGCACAGATGGTTTTCCGACCGCAAGCAGACCACCATTTGGAACTTTGACAAACCCAAGCGCAATGCCAACCACCCTACGAGCAAACCGCTCGACCTTCTCGCCTACCCCATCAGCAACTCCTCCCAGGAGAACGCCATCGTGCTTGATACCTTTGGTGGCTCTGGCTCAACTCTTATGGCTTGTGAGCAAACCAACCGCATCTGTTATACGATGGAGCTTGATGAAAAATACGCATCCGTCATTCTCCGCCGTTACGTTGAGGATACCGGAAACGCAGATGGTGTATTTGTGTTGCGCGATGGCGAGAAGATCCCCTACGCAAGTCTTGTAAAAGAAGTGGAGGCAAGCAATGACGAATCTGAAACTCGGCAGTCTGTTTGATGGCTCTGGAGGATTTCCCCTTGGCGGTATGCTTTCAGGCATTACCCCCGTGTGGGCTTCCGAGGTTGAACCCTTCGCAGTAAGGGTCACCACCAAGCGACTTCCCTTTATGAAACACTACGGAGACATTTCCACGATGGACGGCAGCAAGATTGAACCCGTGGATATCATCTCCTTCGGCTCTCCTTGCCAGGATATGAGTGTAGCCGGAAAACGCAATGGTCTCGACGGACAGAGGTCGGGGCTTTTTTATGAAGCCGTCCGCATCATTAAAGAAATGAGGAAAGCAACAAATGGAAAATACCCCCGATACATTGTTTGGGAAAACGTCCCCGGCGCCTTCTCAAGCAACTCCGGCTACGATTTCAAAGCCGTCCTCGAAGCGGTCATCGGCATCGTCGAAGAAAATGCCGAGGTGCCTATGCCTGAAAAGACCGGGTGGGCATACGCAGACCTTTACTTGGGAGATGGATGGAGCGTGGCATACAGAACTCTCGACGCTCAATATTGGGGAGTCCCCCAACGCCGCCGTCGAATCTACCTTGTCGCAGATTTTGCAGGTAGGAGTGCCGGAGACATATTATTTAAGTCCGAGGGCTTGTCAAGGTATTCTGCGGAGGGCTTCCGTGCGTGGCAAAGAACTGCCAATGGTACTGAAGACCGCCTTGGAACGCCAGGCATCGGTCTCGACGGCTACAACGGAAGCGTAAGCGATAAGGCTGCGACTCTCGGTGTAAACTGTGGAATGTCCACCGGGCGCAACGGCGTGGTTCTAAATGACCAAGGTGGTCAAAGTATCAGCGTTTCCGAAGATGTAACGCATACCCTCCGTGCCGAATCTCATCAGCATCCTCCCTGCGTTATCGATACCATAGCTATTGAAAACCACCCCACGGATGGACGTATCAAAATTGAGGATGAAGGTAAAATTCAAACGCTTTCAGCTCGTATGGGTACAGGCGGTAACAATGTCCCTCTCGTTATGAAAATCCGCTGTGGTTGTGAGGGAGGTGGCAAAGGCGCACTTATCCAAACCGATAAATCCGCTACTCTTGCCTGCAACAATGACCAGACCCTTTTCGTTCCGAACCCGCCTCTCGCTGTTCCCTGTAATTGGGATGGAAAGCAAATCACAGGCGCACTCACCACCAAGAACGCCGGGGGCAATCAGCGTATGCCCGATAAGGATAACTTCAATTGTGTCCTTCAACCCTACGGCATCAGCTCCAAAGACAGCAACGCTATGAAGTCGAGCAACCCCCACAGCGGCATCTACGAAGCCGATACTTCAAGAACCCTTGATGCAAACGGAGGCAACCCCTCGTGCAATCAAGGCGGCATCGCTGTCGTGTGCGTCGACCAAGGCGGTGGTAAATCGGCTTGTAACGTTACCGAAGAAAAGTCCCCCACCCTCACTTGTACTCACGGAGGCGAACCTGCTGTGTGTGCGAAAGACCCTCTGATCGGCAAAACAGTCTACTCTATGACAATGGGTAGCTTTGCTGTCGTTGGTGAGGAAAAAGCTCCTACGCTTCTGTCGAGAGACTACAAAGACCCCTCCGTGGTAACGGACCCGTCATTCGGCATCGGCAGAGATGCGTATAACCAAGGACAGAACGCCAAGTTCACCCCCACCATTGAGGAGGAGCTTCAGCCTACGCTTGTAGCTAAAGGCCCCGGTGCTGTTGCAGCGCCGTATGGTTTTGACCCCTCCGCAAGCCGAGACCTTGGACAGTACTTCCTTGAAGATTGCGGTAACACAGTTGTCAACGGCACTTGCCCCGGCTACCATAACGGAGTCGTAGAAACCGGGTATACTGTCCGCAGACTTACCCCCACCGAATGTGCAAGACTCCAGGGCTTCCCCGATTGGTGGTGCCTGGGGCTTGAAACCGAGAACCCCTCGGAAGCCGACATCGCCTATTGGAAAGGCGTGTGGGATACTTACGCAAAGGTCATCGGTGAATGCAAGCCCAAGACCGAAAAGCAGATTCTCAAGTGGCTCAAACAGCCGCATTCCGATGCCGCCGAGTATAAACTTTGGGGCAATGGCGTGGCTCTGCCTTGCGTATTCTTCGTGCTCGCGGGCATCGTATATTATAACGAACTGCCCGGTAACGACAGCGTATAATTCTCCGCTCCGTCAATGTACTTTTCGTAATCCACACGGATGGCGTTGGGGTCGTTATGATAACACATACGCCCCGCCCATCCAACATAGCAAATTTCGGTCTCTGAAACGAGAGCCATAATATCTCCGGGTTCTCGCTCGGATGGTTTCACACCATCCCCAAAGCGAAAGCCCTCCCTCTCGGCATCGCTTAAGAAACGATAACCAATCGCCCTTCCATTCAGAAGGACATAGACCTTTTTGTTGTTTTCGATTAAGTGTTTGATGGTACGCATAAAAAAACTCCTTGTAAGTATATTTCCTACAAAGAGCGCAAAAAAGCAACCCCATCGTCACGATAGGATTGCTGAATAAACATATAACCCCATCGTTCAAGCTTTGGCACCTTGCCTTTCGGTAGGTTGTCGGCGGTCACAGGGCTTGTCCCTCACGCACTCTTTATAGGTTGCGTTTATTATATCACGCTTTCCTTCGTTTGTCAAGTAGGACGTGTATAATACACAAAAAATCGCCTTGTTTTACGCCCCGTATTCTACATAGGAAAATGTCGAAAATGACTGGCTATTTCAGGCTTTTAGAGTTAATATGTGAGTACCAAAAAACAAGGAGGATTTTACAATGACAATTACAATCAACGCAACAGGCGCAGAACGCAAACGCCTGGTAAAAACCATCAGCGAGTGGCTGGGCGAAGATGCCCGCTACTGTGGCGCACCGAGCTTCGCATACGAAATCGACCGCTTCAGAGTTGAAAAGGACGGAAGCCTTACCTTCAGCGACCTTATCGACAGTGCGGTTGTTGAACGCCTGCTCGAACACATCTACGATGAGGGCTTCGACATCGACCAGAGCCACACCGAGGACGAACCGGAAACGGAAGCCGAAACGGCAACCGCCAACGGAGACCTCGACGGCATCACCATTCAGCTCCCCGCTTCGCAGTTCAACGAAGCCACCCTTGCCAACCTTGAAGCCCTTGTCGCAGCCAAAGGCAACCTTATCAAGAAAGCCCTCAAGGCTGATGAGCTTCCCATCGAAAAGACCGACGAGTACATTGCATTCCCTTGGTTTAGACCTTTCGCCGATCCGCAAGAGATGGAAGCCTACACGCATTTTCTTACAGCCCTTTGCGAGATGGCAAGAACTCAGAAGCGCATCACCGCAAAAGAAAAAGAAGTTGAAAACGAGAAGTACGCCTTCCGCTGCTTCCTCCTCCGCCTCGGTTTCATTGGCGAAGAGTTCAAGCGTGAGCGCAAGATTCTCCTCCGCAACCTCGAAGGCTCCTCAGCCTTCAAAAGCGGTAGCAAAAAGGAGGTAGAAGCGTAATGGGAAATATCACAAGAGAGGCACTTCAAAGGCTCCGCGAAGAATACACCCAAGGGTGTCGTGTAGAGCTTACCAAAATGGATGACCCCTTCCGCACAGACCTCGTTCCTGGAACGAGAGGAACTGTGATGTTTGTTGACGATTCCGGCGCAATCCACGTGCGTTGGGATTGCCACTCCTCCCTCGCCGTTCAGTACGGCATTGATGCTTGCAGAAAGCTCGATGCGGTCACAATCACCTGCTACGGCGAAACTAAAGTATGGGATGACCGAATGGAAGCCCTCCGCTTTTTCAAGCAAGGCGCACAGGAATGCGACGGCGCAGAAAGCAGGCGGTACGCAAACATCGTCTTTCAATTGATGGATGGCTTGTCCGTCTGCTCTGATAAGGAGGACGATGACGAATGAAATATACAACTATCCCCAAGCACCCCATCAAGGTGCGCCGAACAGGCTATGTATATTTTCCCATCGAGTATATCCGCAAATACGACCTTATGTCAAAGGAGTTTGAGTGGGCTGAAAACGCTCAAGAGCGCACCCTCGTTCTGATACCAATCGAGGGCGGACGGAAAATGAGCAACGGCAGAAACATTATGCTCCCTTCCAGGGTTGCTCAAAAATATGTAGGCTCTTACCACCTCGAACAAGATGGCGAAATGTTCATTTTACGCCCAACAATTTGAGGCAAAAACGGGGGTGTAATCTACACAATTATGCCCCCAAAATACCCCGAAAGATCGTGTAGTATATTATCGCAAAATGACTGGATATTATGTGCTTTTAGAGTTAATATGTGTACACCGAAAGGGATACTACACAATTAACGGAGGCACGAAAATGAACGCAAAAACCGCAACCTTTATAGAGGAAATGAAAAAGCAGACCATCGGCGTTGAAGTCGAGATGGCAAACATAACAAGAGAAAAGGCAGCAAGGCTTATCGCCAAGCACTTTGGCACGGAAAACACAGTTGCACACAAGCACAGTTACGACACTTGGTACTGCAAAGACAACCAGGGGCGAACCTGGAGCGTTTGCAGAGATGTGAGCATCATCGCCGATTGCGATGAAGAAAAAGCCGAACTCACCACTCCAATTCTTACATACGATGACCTTCCGACCCTTCAAGAAATCCTCCGCAAGCTCCGCCACGCAGGCGCAGTAAGCAACCCCCAACACGGCTGCGGAGTTCACATCCACATCGGCGCAAACGGACACACCGCAAAGACCCTTCGCAACCTCGCAAACATAATGGCAAGCCACGAAGACCTCCTCGCAAGCGCACTAAACCTTGACCAAGGAAGAATCATCCGCTACTGCCAAACAGTCGACCCCCTTTTCCTGGAACGCCTCAACAGAAGCAAGCCCACCACAATGGCTCGCCTCGCCAACATTTGGTACCAGGACAGCACAGAGTCACGAAACGAACATTACAACGACACTCGCTACCATATGCTCAACCTCCACGCAACCTTTACCAAAGGAACAGTTGAGTTTAGACTTTTCCAATTCGATAACCCTGGCAATGGACGCAAGGGCGGTATTCACGCCGGACAGATGAAAAGCTACATTCAGCTTTGCCTTGCCCTTTCGCAGATGGCAAAGACAGTACGGAGCGCAAGCCCCAAGCCACAGCAGAACGAGAACCCCAAGTACGCAATGAGAACTTGGCTCCTCCGCCTGGGCTTCATTGGCGATGAGTTCAAGACCGCAAGAGACCTCTTTACAGGAAGACTTGACGGCGATGCAGCCTTCCGCAACGGCAGACTCGCATAACCGAAAAGCACCACCCCCACCGACCGCTTCGGCGGTCTTATGGTGGTAGAAGGCAAAATTGAAAGGAGATTTTTTATGGAAAAGAAATACTACATTGCCTACGGAAGCAACCTCAATGTTCACCAAATGAGCCGTCGCTGTCCAACCGCACGACCGCTCGGCACAGCAACCCTGGAAGGTTGGACGCTACTTTTCAGGGGAAGCAAAACAGGGTCCTACCTCACCATCGAACCCAAGGAAGGCGCAAGTGTTCCGGTAGCGGTTTGGGAGGTCTCTGAAACCGACGAGAAGTACCTCGATGTTTATGAGGGATACCCGAACTTCTACTACAAGAAGGAAATCGAGATCACCTACAGAGGCATTGAAACTCACCGCAAACGGACACGCACCGCATTTGTTTACATAATGCACGAAGACAGACCGCTCGGTCTTCCTTCCAAGGGCTACGTAGATGTTTGCGCCCAGGGTTATTTGGACTTCGATTTCGACCTCACACGCCTCTTCCAGGCGATTAACGATAGCAAGGAGGGGATGCAATGAAAACGCCCACAGAAGCCAAAATTTCGGCTCTCTGCCCCCTTTGTGGGGCTGCCTACCACGAACGCCCCGCCCTTTCCAGGGAGGACGGAGAAACCCCTATTTGCCCCGATTGTGGCATCCGGCAAGCCCTGGACTCAATTGGGGTGGACCCCAAGGAACAGGAAAAAATCCTCAAAGTTATTCACGAACATTCTCGACGGAACTGACAAAATACTACACAATTTCTCCCCCGAAACTTTGTGTACTATATATCTCGAAATTGACTGGATATCTGGTCGATAGTATGGTAATATGTGTACAACAAAAGGAACGGAGGACATACCAAATGAAAACCTACAAGAACTTCAAAGACCAGGTCGCAAGAATCGAAACGCAGAACGACCTCATCGATGCCCACATCGCAATTTGCCAGGCTTACAGCGCATACAAACTTACCCACGCACAGTTCGACGAACTTCGCAATGCAATGATTCTGAAGAGACTCGAAAAGAAAATCGCCTGGGGTCAAGGCATTTAAGGAGGGCGCAGCAATGAAGAGAATCGAGATTTTAGACCAGGCAATGAATGAGCAAGTTCGAGACTTGAACGAACTCGGCATCAACCCTTCCCTTATGAAAGCATACATAACAAGCCTCAAGGTCGACAACGACCACATCAACTTTGAAGAGGTCATTTGGGACCGAGAGATTGAACCGATTACTACCTTCCTCAAGGCGAACGGAGTGTGCGAAATCACGATAAGCTCCACCTTCTCAAGCCTCATTTCCACCTTGGTGCTTTTCGAGAAGAACGGCTTTCAGATAGCGGGCATCACCGAGGTCACCGCCGGATACACCGATTTCCGCACAGGCACTTACGCCAAGGTTCCCGCCCTGCGCTTGATAAACATTTGACCCTTCCAAGGGGGCTAAAAGCTGCGATAAAATACACAGTTTTAGCCCTCTATCTTTGTGTACTATATTATTGCGAAATGACTGGATATTCAGCCGATAGTATGGTAATATGTGTACAACAAAAGGAACGGAGGACACCCAAATGACAAGATTTGAAAGAGACCTTAAGGAAGCCCTGGACGGCAACGAAATCGAGGTTCTGAAAAGAAGAAAAGCCGAAATCGAAAAGCTCACCGCCGAAGGCAAGGCTTGCAAGAACAGCTTTAGGCGGACTTGCATCGCCCAGGAGGTTGTACGCCTCACCGCCGAATACAAGCGCATCAGCGAGAACTTTTAAGGAGGACATAACGATGGCAAACAACGAGTTCACTACGATGGAATACCTCACCGAGAGAGTTTCCGCTACCTACGGCGCGGTTCTGAAGTTCGGCAACCGCGTATTCGTTACCGACACCCATTGGAAAGGCGGCTTCACCGCTGCCATTTATGAGTTTGTAGAGACCCCCGAAGAAACCGGACTCGGTGATATCGAATGCAGACTCACCCTTCTCACCCAGGCAACACAGCACTTTGAGGACGGCGGTCACGCCATCGCTTGGTGCTTGAAGCAAAAATAAAAGTCAAAAGGAGAAAATCAATGAACTACAACGACAAAAACGGAAAGCCTATCAAAGCCGGAATGCACATCAAAATGGAGGACGGAAGCGTTGAACTTGTATACGCTACGGACGATGGACACGGCAACCCCGATCTTGGCATCAATGCAAGCAACGAGGCATACCTCGCAAGACACCCCGAAGCAGACCGAGAATTCTATTCCCTGTGTAACTTCGATATGTCAAAAACAGAAATCATCGATGACGGACAGGAGGACGGCAATGAAAACAAATAAGATACTTGCGGTTGGCAAGACCGCCACCCTTGAACTTGAGTTTCAGAAGGTAGCCGATTACCCCGAGGAAGTTTGGCTTCGCCTTTGCCAAAAGCACTACCCCAACGATGGCATCACCAAGGTCTACGACCGAAACAGCCACCACATTTGCAAATACTGCGGTGGCATCGCAAACGGCATCGATGACGATGTTTTATGTGCCGAGTGCCGAGAGGACTTCGGTCACGCATTCTTCAGCGAACTTTAATCCCCAATAACACCCTGGGATAGAGCCGAGAGGCTCTGTTCCTCGTTACAGCCAAAGGGCTGTTTTTTTATTCCCTATGAAAGGAGATGACCGCAATAGCTAAAAAGAAATATACCCCGACAAAGTTCAAAGCCAAAGACTCCGTTTACGATAAAAACGCTGCCGATTACGCGGTCAACTTCATCGAGTGCCTATGCCATACGAAAGGCACCTGGGCGGGTAAACGCTTTGAGCTTCTCGATTGGCAAGAACAGATTATCCGTGACCTCTTCGGAATCATCAAGCCCAACGGCTATAGGCAATTCAACACCGCATACATCGAAATCCCCAAGAAGATGGGCAAGTCAGAGTTGGCGGCAGCCGTTGCCCTTCTCCTCACGTGTGGGGACGGCGAGGAAAGAGCCGAAGTGTATGGATGCGCTGCGGATCGACAGCAAGCCTCTATCGTTTTCGAGGTCGCTGCCGATATGGTGCGTATGTGTCCGGCACTCTCCAAACGAGTGAAAATACTATCCGCTACCAAGCGCATCGTATATATCCCCACGAACAGCTTTTACCAAGTTCTCTCTGCCGAGGCTTATTCCAAGCACGGCTTTAACATACACGGCGTTGTTTTCGATGAGCTTCATACCCAACCGAACCGAAAGCTCTTTGATGTTATGACAAAGGGCTCGGGCGATGCTCGTATGCAACCGCTCTACTTCTTGATAACCACCGCCGGGACCGACACCCATTCCATTTGCTATGAAACGCACCAAAAGGCAAAAGACATACTTGAAGGGCGAAAAATTGACCCCACCTTCTATCCTGTCATTTATGGCGCAGATGAGGGAGACGATTGGACGGACCCAAAGGTATGGAAGAAAGCAAACCCCTCCCTTGGTGTCACAGTTGCGATTGACAAGGTTCGGCAAGCGTGTGAATCGGCGAAGCAAAATCCGGCAGAGGAAAATGCCTTCCGACAGTTGCGCCTAAACCAATGGGTCAAACAAACAATCCGGTGGATGCCAATGGAAAAATGGGACAGATGCTCTTTCGCAGTACCGGAAGACGATCTGGAAGGGCGTGTATGCTATGGCGGACTCGACCTTTCGTCTACAACGGATATTACGGCGTTTGTGCTTGTCTTCCCACCTACCGATGAAGATGACCGCTATGTTGTTCTCCCCTACTTTTGGATACCGGAGGATTGCCTTGAACTTCGTGTTCGGCGAGACCACGTACCATACGACCTTTGGGAGCGACAAGGCTTCCTTCAAACTACCGAAGGCAACGTTGTTCACTACGGACACATCGAGAAGTTCATTGAACGGCTCGGAGAAAAATATCACATTCGTGAAATCGCCTTTGACCGATGGGGCGCAACGCAGATGGTTCAGAACCTCGAAGGTATGGGCTTTACTGTTGTTCCGTTCGGACAGGGCTATAAAGATATGAGTCCCCCGACCAAAGAGCTGATGAAACTCGTCCTTGAGGAGAAAATCGCTCACGGCGGACACCCCGTCCTCCATTGGATGATGGATAACATTTATATTCGTACCGACCCGGCGGGAAACATTAAACCGGATAAAGAAAAATCCACAGAAAAGATTGACGGCGCAGTTGCTACTATAATGGCACTCGACCGAGCTATCCGATGTGGCAACGATACAAGTGCCAGCGTTTATGATGGGCGCGGGCTTTTGTTTATATAAGGAGGCACAATGGAAAAACCGATTAAACACGTGGTCTCCCTCTCCGGTGGCAAAGACTCGACAGCAATGCTTCTCCGAATGCTCGAAGAAGGAATGCCTGTTGACATTATTCTCTTCTGCGACACCGGGCTTGAGTTCGAAGGAATGTACCACCATATCGAAAAACTGGAAAAGTATATAGGCAGACCAATTACGAGGTTGAAATCCAACTACGATTTTGAATATTTGCTTCTTGAACATATGCCCAAGAGACGAAACCCGGAGCTTTTCGGACGTAAGGGTTATAGTTGGGGTGGCCCCCGTAATAGGTGGTGTACCGCAATGCTAAAGACCCGCATCATCGACCGCTTCTTGCGAGATCTTGCAAAAGAATACACGATAAAGCAATATGTCGGCATCGCAGTTGACGAACCGCAGCGCATCAAAGGGCTAAACTATCCCCTTGTCGAATGGGGTATGACCGAGGCTGATTGCCTTGCATACTGCAAAGAGCGAGGCTTTGATTGGGACGGCTTATATGACATCTTCCATCGTGTTTCTTGTTGGTGCTGCCCTCTTCAATCTTTCGATGAACTCCGCAAACTTCGAAAGCACTTCCCGGAACTATGGTCGAAGCTCGGCGAATGGGATGAAAAGACGTGGCGCACGTTCCTTAAGAAATATTCTGTAAAACAACTTGATATACGCTTTGCCTTCGAGGAAGAGTGCCTTGCAAAAGGGCTTCCAATCAAGGGTAAGGCGTTTTTTGATGCCCTTAACGAAAAATTGAAAGAAGGTGATGGATAATGGGTCTCTTCTCTGGTCTTTTCAAATCCCGTGATAAGCCCCAAAACAGCACGGTCGGAAGTTCCTATACATTCTTTATGGGAGGCTCGACTTCCGGTAAGCCCGTAAATGAGCGTTCCGCTATGCAGATGACAGCGGTTTATTCTTGTGTCCGTATCCTTGCGGAGGCGGTTGCCGGACTTCCGCTGCACCTCTATCGCTATACCGAATCCGGTGGCAAAGAAAAAGCAATCGACCACCCCCTTTACCTACTGCTCCACGATGAACCAAACCCTGAAATGTCAAGTTTTGTTTTCAGGGAAACGCTTATGACACACCTTTTGCTTTGGGGTAACGCTTACGCGCAAATCATCCGCAATGGTAAAAACGAGGTCATTGCTCTGTACCCTCTGATGCCAAATAAGATGGAAGTCGACCGCGATGAACGCGGACAGCTTTACTATAAGTATCAGCGGTCAAACGATGAAGCCCCCACGATGGAAGGCTCGTCGGTCATTCTCAAACCCTCCGATGTTCTCCATATCCCTGGTCTTGGCTTTGACGGACTTGTTGGATACAGCCCTATCGCAATGGCGAAAAACGCTATCGGTATGGCGATTGCCTGTGAAGAATACGGGGCTAAGTTCTTTGCTAATGGCGCACAACCGGGCGGTGTCCTTGAACATCCAGGCACCATCAAAGACCCACAGCGTGTGCGTGAAAGTTGGCAG